TATCTAAATATCAAGAATTATTTAAAAAATATTTGGATAAATATAATCCTGAAATTTATATGATTAATACTGGTTGGGTTGATGGAGACTTTTCTTCTAGTTATAGAATTGAATTAGAAAAAACTAGAAAAACTATTGATTTAATTCAAAATGGTAAATTAAATTATGTACAATATTTTAAAGATCATATTTTTAAATATAATATACCACATCTAAATCATATTACACCACCTGAAAATTATCCTATGATTAATGATAAATGGGAAATGAAAGCTGTTATTTTAAATCAAAAATTTCAAGATAAATTAAAAGCTTAGATTATAAATCAACTTTATTTTCAGATGGGCTTTTCTCTAAAATATTATCTGCCTTTGGGCAACCGGGCACTATGAGCCCTTGGTTAAATTTACTATTTACTTTTTCTATAAATTTTGGTAATAATTCTTCAAGGCTTTGCCCACCGGTTCCTGGTAAATTATTATTAATTTTCATTTTTGTTGCAATTCTCTTTTGAGGGCAAAGCCCACCGGTTCCCTGGCCATTAATATTTTTTTGAAATAATAAATATTTATCTCCTTTTACATTTATTATAGATATATTTTTTGGTAAAATTTTTTCTTCTTGTTTTTTATCATTTTCTTCTAATAATTCTTTTAATTCAGGATTTGTTAATATTAATTTATTCTTAAAACTTAAATAATGCTGTTCTATATTCTCATTATGTAATCTAAATTTCTTTACATATCTTTTTTCATTAAATTTTTTTTGAAAAATTATATATTTTAATCCTTTTTCTGTTGTTATTGAAAAACATTTTGGTAATTTAAAATCTTTTTCTTTTGATTCATCTATTTGTTTTATTTCAGTACTGATATTAATATTTTCATATTTAGAATTAACCATATTTATAAATAATTTTAATTGATCTATAAAAGCTATTTTATCATTTATTATTTTTACTACTTTATAATTTTTTTTATCTACTAATTTTCTAAAAACTAAATAATCATTATCATTTATTTTTTTAATATAAATATTTTTTGATATTGTATAATTTATATTATTATATTTTAAATTTTGAGTAGTTATTCTATTTTTATCTCTCCATTTTTTAGCTTTAATTTTATTTCTTTCTCTAAATTTGTCAATTCCTATTTTTTTTATGAGATTTTCTTCATATTTTTTATTGCTCAAATATCCTGTGCTATAAAATTTATCATTTAATCTATTTGTTTTAATTAAATGTTTATATCTTTGTTCAGCCCATCTATTTAACCACCATTTAAATATTTTTGAACTAGATTCTAAAGTTGGTTTTAATATTGTTTTATTTGTATTATTCAAAAAATTAATATTTTCTTTATTAAAAAATCCTATATAACAGCTTTTTTTATTAGAAGTTAAAATACATTTATTTAATTTTAACATATCAAGTGTCTTCCTAATATTCATAAATCTTTTATATTTTTTATAGTCAAAGTTATTTTCTTTTAAAAATTGTTTACATAAATTATAAGTTTCATCATCAATATTACAATAACTATTTCCTTTTGTATAACCAATAAATTTTAGCTTTCTTAATCTATCATACATAATTGCTTTTCCATATAATCCAAAAGTTGTTATTGCAATCAAATCAATATTATATCTTTTTTTAAATTCTTTAAAAATTTCTTTTGAAAAAACTAATTCTGCTAATAATTTCCCTCCATTAAATTTATACCCAAATGGCTGTAATGGAACACAAGTTGTTAAATTTAAAATATAATTTAATTTTTCTTTTTTAGTTTCACTATCCCAATCTATAAATATATCTCTTGCAGTAATACTATAAACATCACTTGATAAACTTATAATACCTAAATATTTATTTGAATATTCATCCTTTACTAATATATATATTTGTCTTCCTACAAGTTTTGATGAATTATTTATTTGAAATGATGAAACTGTTCTTCTATAAAAATTCCATATATCCATTTTTTCTTGATCTTTTGAATTAATTATTTCTAATTTTATTTTAATTTTTCTTAAATCATCAAATGTTAAATCCCATACTAAATTTTTATAATATTCTTTGGAATGTAAAAATCTTTCATGTGATAATTTAACCTGTAATTTTGATGTTTCTAAAAATTTATTTATTATTTTTTCTTTTAATGTTATTTTTTCTTTTATATTTATTACATAATTATTATATATTTTTTTTAAATGATTATAGAATTCTGTTATTGATAATGAACTTTTCATTATATTACAAGTTTTACAACACGAAACACTATTTGACATTATATATGATTGTTTAGAATCTATTCTATCAATACCTTTTGCACCATATTTATTATGATTCTCACAATAGAAACATTTTTCTGTCAATAATTTATTATAATATTCTTCATTAAAATCACAACTTAAATTTCTATATAATGCTTTTTTTTTAAATTTTTTAAATGATACTGGTTTTATTGCTGTTTCAAAAAAACCTTTATTTTTATCAACAATAATATTATCTAATATATTTTTATTTTTTAAAATTATTTTTATATTTTCAATAAACTGATTTTCTGTTAATGTTTGTTTACAAATATTACATATTTTACAACAAGAAACACAATTATCAGAAATATATGACTTTGATGAATCTAATCTATCTAAACCTAAAGGATGATTATCAGTTGCTTTTTTACCACAATAATAACAAGGTTTTCCAATTATTTTTAAAATATCATTTTTAGGTATTTTAACATCTAAATTTCTCTTATTTGCTGATTGTATTATTGATTGATATCTTACATAATATGGATTTTTTATATTTCTATTTTCATCAACTATTTTCATTGAATTATAACATTTATGACATAATAAATTAGTAAAATTTTTTTTATTGTAAACATTATTACATTTTCTACACATTTTTGTATCCATATTTTCTTTATTAAAATTTACAGCATTTACTCTTTTTGCATTTATTAATTTATTTTCTTTTATTCTATATTTTCCTCTACATTTTGTACAATAACTATTTTTTGTTAATATTATTTCAAAACATCCTCTTATCCAATCAGCACATACTTTTTTACCGGAATCTGTTAATTCTTTCCATTTTTTATATGTTTGATGCTCTCCACAATATTCATCATTTTCTAAAGGTTTATTATCACATTTTGTTTTGCTTTGAGTTATTGCTTTACAATATATTTTTGTTTGTCTTTTTCTAATAGTTCTTGTCTTATTATAACTACGACATTTATCACATATTTTATATTCACTAGTTTTTTTAAACATATTTTTACAACAACTACATTTTGATAAAAATTTTATATCTTCTGGTAAAAATATATCTTCATAAATAGAATGTCTTTTACAATACAACTTATTTTCTAAACTTCTCCAAGGACACGGATTACCTGATTGATTTAACCATTTACATAATATTTTTGGTTTCTTTTCACTACATTTATTACGAGATTTTCCCTCGTCTTTTTTTTCACACATTGTTTTATCACATTTTAATTTTTTCATTATACTAATAATATTACTGATAATAATTATTTAAATCAAATTTTTTATGATAATAATATTATAAAAAAATGATTTTTTATTAAACGTTTTTCTATACAATAAGCATTCAAAAATAATTTTAAACTGCTTAATTTGAATATGCTAAGCCCCCCATACCACTCATTACTCTAAAGACATTATAGTTGATGTCATAGATGTTGATTCTGGAATCGTCATCATGGCTTGATTCTAATTCGAGTTTGAGGGTAGTGTTATCGATACGGGAGAAATTGCAAGTACCGGATGGTTGATGTTCCATTGGGTTAAGAGCAAAAGAGTAGGAGTTGATACCATCAGCAGGGGTACGTTCCCAGTGTTGGTGGGGTTGTACGTAGTTGAAGTAAGATCCGTCTCTTTGTTGGAATCTATCGTGACCGTTAAGTTGTAAGAGAGCGTTCTTAACGGGGTTGCCAGTGCCGTCAGCATTGGTGGAGTAGGTCATGTAATCGGTAACCTTGAAACCAGATACAGCAGATAAAGTAGTGTTGGCTACCCATTCAGCAGTAGTGTAAGAAAGGTGAGTGCTGGTTAAGTTGTTAGTTAAGATTACAACGTTGTCAAGGATATCATGGCCAGCTTCAGTGTTGTGGAATACTAATTGACCATCAACTAAGACATTGCCTGAGTTGTCATCAACAGACTCACCAGCGACATCAGCAGAATCTTCAGAACCTACAGGTAAGGAATCACCGATACTGTTTTGAGATAACCATACACGTTTGGCTACACGTTCTTTGGCGGCTTCCCAGTCACCATCCCAAGCCCAGTCAACGAATGACTTGCCGGAGGTGTATTTGCCGAGTCTGGGGGCCCATACTAAAGCCTTAGAAGGATGGTTGAAGTTAAGTCTGTAAGATTCGTTAGTGTTCTTAAGAGATTCAGAGCCAGTGAATTGTAATTGTTCGATTAAGTATTCATGAGTGGCTTGAGCAAACTTCTTACGTTCTTGGGCATCTAAGAAGATGTAGTCAACAAGTAAGAAAGAATCATCAACGTTTACAGTTGGGACCTTACCGCTGTCAGCTACGTTAGTTACAGCAGATAAAGGTCTGAGTTTGAGCTTAAGACGGACGTCATGGTATTGCACCAAAGTACCCTGGCTTTCGCCATATTTAAGTACCGTCTTAAATTTAGATTTGGGAGTAGACTATATCTTAAGCAATAGAAAAACTAATTTCTAAAGCCCAGAACCATTTAGTCGTTGAACCTTCTCCATATTGAATTTATAAAATTCAACTTAGGAGCTTGGCTGCGGATCGTCCATTTCATCACTATAATAGTGAATTATCTGTGGGTTTTTTACCATATCTGAGTGATTTGTTCTCAGCCATAACAACATTTCTGTTATTACTTGGTACCCATCATCTTTATTTGAAGAGATTTTTGTAAATTTTTTGTAATTATTAATGTTATTAATAATATGCTTTATTATTATTTTATCTGATTTACTTCTATTTTCATCAGCATATAAAGGTTGTAAATTTCTCCAATGAAAACAAACTTTTATATCAGATTTAATTGATAAATTAAATTGATTTATTGGAATTATATGGTCTATATGCCATTTAGTACCATAATTATTCCAATTCATATCTGTTTTCCATTGAAATTCTAACCATTTTTTTAAAAATTCAGATTCACAACATATTAATTCTTTATATTTTAGTGTTTTTTTTCCTGATATCATTTTATGTATTTTACTTCTGATTACTTCTGATATTCTAAAACAAGTATCAATTTGTCTTCTTTCTTTTATTTTCTTTTTTCTTATTTCATTATATTCTTTATTTTTAATTTTAATATGTTCTTTAATTTCTGGTCTATTACGATATTCTTTTCTTTGTTTTTTTATTTCTTCCAAATTATTTTCTCTATATTCTTTATTTTTAATTATTATTTTCTTTTTATTTTTTTCAAAGTATAATTTATTATATTCTTTTTTTTTATCTCTAATTGATATATTATACTTTTTTCTACAATCTTTACAATCATATCGTAGACCATCTTTTGATGATTTCAAATTTCCAAATTTATTTAATGATTTTTTTTCTTTACATTTACAACATTTTTTTTCTTCCATTAATAACACTTAATGCAACTCTTTAAATAAAGTGATTTTACAGCTTTAGGAGTTTCCCGCAATTTGATCCTGTTGCCAGATTTTTTATCTGACTAGCACCTGTAGTATTAGGTATAATATACCTATAGCAAACTACTAACCGATTTTATCCAATCATTATATGCTATTTTTGATTGGCGGAGTACTTTTCTGCCCAGCAATGTTTAGGCGATTAAAGGTAAAGCTAAACCGTTGTTTCTGTTGAACCAGAATTGAAGAGGTACGTATAATTTGTGAGCGGGTTTAGCGGCAGTGCTTACATTAGTTAAAGCAGATACATCACCGATCATTTGAGAGTAGCCACGTTCTTGGCCAGTCTTGTGGGTGAGTTCGTACCAGATGTTAAGCCAGTCACCGTAGTGTTCGTCGATTTCGGAACCACCAACTTCTACTTTGACTTCATCGATTACGGCATGACCTAAACGTCTAGCGTAACCCCATTCAACATCACCAGCATCGACAGCGGGTAAGTCGAGGTATAAGTACATCTTGGTGACTAAATCACCATTGCGGTTGATTTCGCAAGTTACGGTTTT